CTGGTACTAGATTAGAGGTTAAATTATCTTTATCTTCTGGATTAAACATTATTGATTTCCGTAATTAGAACTAGATATAACTTGACTTGAAGTTACAAATGAATTAGATAAGGTGCCTGGCATTGCTTTAATTCCAGATGGAGTTATACCTGACACAATTACAACATCAGAAACTGTTGCTGTACTCACAAACAATTGGTTACTTAAACATGATATTTCTAACAAATTACCAAAGTTTAAATTACCTTGTTTAGGAACAAGTAAAAACATGCTTATATATGGACTTAATTTATTCATTACATACGTAGATAATTCTGTAAAATAGAAAGTATCTCCAAAATCCCAATTTTCTAAAGCAAAAAATTCATTAATTGCAATTATAACTCTTGATTGCACTTCACTATCTGATATAACTTGTCCTGCTGTTTTGACTACCTGGAAGGTTGCTTGATAAGCAGGATCTGCATTTGAGCCGAATAATGGAGTATATTTTACAGGATGGTATACAATTTCATCACTTATAGATTTAATTGGATTTAAGCTTGGATTTAATAAGTCAAATAGTTCAGCACTACTAGGCGGCAACGGTTCTGTGTCAACTGCACCTTCTATCCATTGTCTGTACAAAGTATCATAATTTTTGGTTAAAACATATATGTCAATGATATTAGTTGATCCGGGATTGATCCTCGATTCATAATCTGCATTATGAACGTATTGAAATTTTAGATTATCTCTTCCGACAAACACTTTGTAATCTAATGAAGCAGAATATGTAGACGAAGATAAATCTAATTTTTGTACAGTTTCACTATCTACAAAATAGTAATATTGTCCGTTAACTGCTCCTTCTAATACAGCTGACGGCTTAGAATCTAAAATAATTACCTTCTGATCATGATTACTTACATATCTATAATCTTCTTGACCTTCTGTGATTAGATATTTTTCAAAAATTAAATGTTTTTTCTGCAATACAGATTGATCGACTTCCGTAGGCAACGGAGGACTTACTAAAATTTCAAAAAGTTTAGGATTATCTACTATTCCGTTTCCTTCATTTTCAGAAAAAGAAATTACAAGTTTTTTATTATCAACAAACCCATCTAATCCAATGTAAGAATCTACTACATCCCATGAATAATCGATTGTAAATGAAGAAAGACTGTCTGGTTTTTGATTAATACTTAAAACATTAATTGTGTCTTTTAACACTGTATTGCTAGTAACATCGTAAATTTTTTTGCTACTATCAAAATAGAATGTTAATTGCTTATCGCTTTCGAATACATATCTTTGTTTTCTTGTAGAAACAGTATACGTTACATTATCTGTTGTAAACAATAGCAACCAACTTGCATCAGATTGAGTATTAGACTTATCTCCTTGTCTAGATAAACTAAAAGGAGAAATAATGTTTAAATTTGTTTCAAATACAATCTGCCATGTTTGTGTGACTGAATTATAAGATAAACCAAAAGGCTGATTTGATGCAATTAAGTCAGTAATTGTAGAAATAGTAGATAGATTTAAAGTAGAATTAAATGCTGGAATTACTCCGCTTAAAATTGCTCCAGTTGGAATCTCTTTGTTCAATACTATTGGGCCAAACCCTGACGATAAAAGTCCTGTTCCAAAAGCCGTTCCGTCGTCTTCTACTGATACTACTTGTGCCCATATTTCTTTTACTAATCCTGCAGTTTCTGTAGTTGATGTAACTAAATGATTGTAATTATTAATATTAAAATATTGCCCCTGTGGTGCAACAAATTGTATTAAAGAACCAACTTGAACATATTGCAAGTTAGTAGCTGTGAATGTTCCTACTTTAACAGGTATCTGATTGTTCCCGCCAATGTATCCTGTTGACATAGTAGTATCTGCAGTTTTTTGAAACCAAGACACATCTAAGCTAGAAATAATTGAAATAGCATAATTTGAATAATAAAAATTTTTAAGATTAGAATCTTTTAAAATTTCAAATATATCATTGTATATTATTCCTTGAATATCAACTGTTGTTAACCAAGAAAATAAAAACTTTGACATATATTTCTCTGTATAGATAATACCATCACTTCCATACAACGTCGTTGAACTATATTTTCCGGTTGGATCTAATAAATCAAAATACCTACTAATGCCACTACTTAATCTGTTGATTGCTTGGACTTTTAAAACTTGATTACTACCGGACAACGGGCTTATATTATAATCCTCCGCAGTAATCATTCTATTCTGTGTATAATACGTTTGCGGCGCATTACGTTGAATCTCTTCATTGGTTTCAGAAGCAGAAGCATTAGTGACAGAGGAAGCAAGGTTTAAAGTAAATGTAATTGTTTCGGGTTGATTAGTTGCACTTAAATAAGCAAAAGATATAGTTACACTAGTAATATCTGCGGGATTAATAGTATAATTTAAATTATTACTTGTTCTATAGTAAGCTTTAAAAGATCCTAAAGGCAAATTACCAAAGGCGCCATTACTAAATTGTAAACTAATAGCATCTTGAGTTCTGGTAGTAACTGCATAGATGTCTTTCATATTCTGATTAAGACTATTATAAATTACATTATTTCCTTGTAACGACGGTACTTTTGACCAAAGTGTTTCTTCTTGTCCATCAATGTTTAATCTATATAACCACACATCATCGTTATTAATGTTAGGTGTGTCTATATCAACCGATTCGTGATTACTTGGTTGTGATATAGTAAAAATTCCTTGATTCATAGACCCTTGAACAAAATGGAAAAAGAATCCATTTGAAGGACTACCGGCTCCTTTGCCATCATCTCTGTATATACACGCAACTGTATTTCCTTCTTTAGGAGGTTCTTCATAGATATACGATTGTCCAGAAAAAGTAGCACTAGTAATTTCAAAATTCATAGATTGGCCGCTAACAATCTTATTAAAGCTAAAAATAGGAACGCCGGTTAAATTACTATTAAATCTATACTGTTGTGTAGGAATATTATAAATGTTCGCACTATCAAAAGGATTTCCAAATTTTTGCTGTGAAGGTAGAGCTGCATTAAGAATAGAAATAAACTGATCAAACCAATTATTATTACTACTATCGTTCCATGCAATAGATTGTCCTGCTAAATTTCTTCCGTTAGAATCTAAAACTGCTTCGGTTGTAGAGATTGTAGATACTTTTAATAACCCTTTTGCGGCTACACTTCTTTTAGGATTATACGCTACTAGATTAGCTAAACGTATAATCGATTCTCTTCTTTCTGCTAGTTCTAAGAAATTATCTCTTGCATTTAAATCAATTCTAAAGCTCAGACTTTGTCCTAAAAATGCTATTAAATCAATTAAAGCCAGATACTCCGAACTTTCAATGTAATCATTAAAATCTTCTGGATAGTTAGTTCGAAGATAATCTATCATTGTTCTACGAATATTTTCAAAATCGTAGCTACGAAAATCGGCTCTTCTGAAAGACTGATATATTTTTTTCCAGTCTTCAGAAACAATTAAATTATTTTGTCTAGCAGTTGAAGTCATTTTTTTATCTCTATACCTATATTTATTTTGGCTTAAAATGTGCGTACTTTATGTTATTAACAATCCATTTACTTGATCAAACTGTAACTGTATTTGCTCACTTATATTGTAAGGAAGATACGTAACTTTGCAGGCGATTTGTATTCCTGCATCATATGTAGTAATGATAATTTCATCAGATTGAATCCTAGGATCGGCATTCAAGATATCTTCTATGTTCTTTTGTATAATAATTTTTAATTCTTCAGTTAAGGGTTCAAACAAAAGTTCCCAGACGACACAACCAAACTCCGGGTTCATTAATTTTTGTCCTTGTCTTATGTAAAAATGATTTAATAAATCTTGCTTTACTAATGCAAAATCAAAAAGTTTGAAGTTTGACGTATCTGCACTAATTGTGCTAAATCCTCTGTAAATTTGACTTCTTACAGGTGACAAATTTTCCGGAGTCAAGGACTTTGGAATAATTGTTTTGTTATATAATCTCGAAGATGCAGTCATATTATTTCCTTAAAAATTCAAATTATGGAGGGTCTCTTCTAAAAGTGTCTATATTTGTTGTATACTTTTGCCATGCGTCAGGAATAGCAATACTTTCTGTATTATTTCTATCTGTTTTTTCTGGTGTAAACGCAGCTGGGTTTAAATTTTCATGATGAGGCCAAGGTTCATGAGTAGGCACTCTTTTCATAATAGAATTAAAAGCAGCTTCTCCTGTTTCACCAGGAAGCTGATGTAGTGTTAAAGGAGTAGCTGCAACAGCAGCTTCTGCTTTTGTTCTACTGTTCATAAAAACTCGACCTGCGGTTACAACAAAGGCACCTGCAGACACATCAGTTCTACCATTTGATGTAAGTAAATTGGTTCCCACCGTTGCAACATTTAAATTACCAACTGTTGTAATTTTATTGTTTTGATATACAATTGTATTAGCATCTTTTAATATCATTTCAGTTTTGTTATTTGCAACATTGATATTTAAATTTCTTCCTGCTTCTAGATTAATGTCTCTTTCTGCTCTAAAATTTAAATCTGCATCAGTATGTACAGAAATGCTATCTTTTGAATAAATGTCTATTTTTCCATTACTGGTTAACTCGACCCATGCAGTTCCTTTAGCATTGCCTATATAGATTAAATCTTCGGAATTATGTAATAGAATCTGATGACCTGTTCGAGTTCTTATTCTAAACAGTTCATTATGCGGAATATTTGGATTAGACGGTGGAGGTTCGTCTTCTTCAATAGATGCGTAATCAGGAGCAGTATCAGATGCCGATCCTTTTCTTAAAAAAGCAGAATCACCATCATCCATTACTAAAGTTGTTCCGCCCAATCTACTCATAAACTGATTTACTTGATCATCCAGAGTTCCTACTTTAATAGTAGGACCATCTCTATCTAAAGGCCCAGGAGTTGAGAAACCAAACACCATACTAGGAATATCTCTGCGAGCCGAACTGCTTGTTATTCCTCTGATATCATCTAAGAGTAATCCTTGATCTACAAGAGCATTAGTTATTGGATGTACTGGTTTTGGAATAGCATTTACATTTGCTGCTCCAGTTGATTTAAAAATTTTTTTATTATATTCTGCTACAGGTACTCGAAACGCAGAAT